CGTGTTGGTGCCAGTTCTTCAATTAGTGGTTCTCCAGAGTTTGAACTTACATAAGGAATAATCATCAAACTAATTAGAGAAGTCTATGACACTACCAACGTAATCGTTGAAGAAAAACTAGGCAAGGGGAAACAATACTTCATCGAAGGTATTTTCCTGCAATCAGAATTAAAAAATCGCAATGGACGTATGTACCCAGAAAAGGTAATGGACAAAGAAGTCCAGCGTTATTGCGAAGAGTATATCGATAAAAATCGTGCTTATGGTGAGTTGGGTCACCCAGACAGTCCTTCAATCAACTTAGATCGTGTTTCACATATGATCGTTTCGTTGAGAAAAGAGGGAACCAACTACATCGGGAAAGCAAAAATTCTAGACACACCAATGGGTAAGATTGCAAAAGGTCTTCTTGATGGTGGCGCAAATCTTGGCGTTTCTAGTCGTGCACTTGGATCACTTAAAACTAATAGTGAAGGTGTCCAAATTGTTCAAGACGATTTCATGCTGTCAACAGCAGCTGATATCGTAGCCGACCCTTCTGCTCCAGATGCTTTCGTTCGAGGCATTATGGAAGGACATGAGTGGGTTTTTGTTGATGGAAAATATGTGCAAAAGAATATAGAAGAAGTTAGGGCAGTTATCGAGAAAACTTCTTCTGCAGGTCTTAACGAAACTAAGTTACGTGCTTTCCAGCACTTCTTGGGTAAAATTCGCTAAATAATAAATAATCATATAGAACTCATCCAGTTAATAGGAGATACAGATGTCTATCGAAAGAAAAATCGCTGAATTACTCGCTGAAGCAAAAACGCTTCAAGAGGACACAACAGAAGTCGTAGCCGAAGATACAATTGAAGAAATTGTTGATGACGCTACAGAAGTTACAACTGAAGAAGTTGTAGAAGTTACAGAAGAAAAAGTTGCTCGTGAGATCACAGTTGACGTTACTGAAGACGTTGCTGCTCTTACTAATGGTGAAGACCTTTCCGAGGAATTCAAAACCAAAGCTGCTACAATCTTCGAAGCTGCAGTTATTACTCGTGTAAAAGCCGAAGTAACTAAACTGCAAGAAGAGTTTGATAATCAGCTTGCTGAGCAAGTTGAAGAAATCAAAGAGGGGTTAGTTGAAAAAGTTGATGGATACCTTAACTACGTAGTTGAGCAGTGGATTGCACAGAATGAGATTGCCCTTGAATCTGGTATGAAGTCTGAAATTCTTGAGAGTTTTGTTCAGGGACTTAAAGGTGTGTTTGAAGAGCACTACATTGACGTTCCAGAAGAAAAGTTTGACGTACTTGGCGACATGCAAGAGAAACTTGAACAACTTGAATCAAAGTTGGACGAGACTGTTGCAACTAATGTTGACTTAACAAAGCAAATCAACGAACAAAAGCGTATCGCTTCTGTGATTGATGCTGGTGATGGTCTTGCTGATACTGATGTAGAAAAGTTCAAAGGTCTTGCTGAAGAACTTAGCTACGAAGATGCAGATTCTTTCAAGAAGAAACTCCAGACAATTCGTGAAAATTACTTTACTAACAAATCAACTACATTAGTTGAATCCGTAGTTACTGATTCTCCAGTTATCACTGAAGAATACAAAGCTGTTGATCCAACAATGAAGTCTTATTTGTCCGTTCTGAACTCCATTAAAAAATAATCTAAAAGGATTTAAAAATGACAACTCGTCAACAATTAATCGAAAAATGGTCACCGATCCTCAATCATGAGGGTGTGGCTCCAATCACAAACAGCTATCGTAAAGAAGTTACAGCTGTTCTCCTAGAAAACACAGAGCGTGCATTGCGTGAAGAGCGCACTGCTTTGTTTGAAACATCTCCTACAAATGGCGTCGGTACTGGTATCGGCACTTTGGGTGGTGGTTCTGCTGGTGATGGTCAGGGTGTTACTGGTTTTGATCCAGTATTGATCAGCTTGGTTCGTCGTTCTGCTCCACAGATGATCGCTTATGACATCTGCGGTGTTCAGCCAATGACACAACCTACAGGTTTGATCTTTGCAATGAAGAGCCGTTACGCTACTCAAACTGGTACTGAAGCATTGTTCAACGAAGCTGATACAGACCATGCTGGTGCTGCATCTCCTGCGCATGCTGGTGCTAACCCATACGCTGGTACTTATACTACTGGTGTTGGCCAAGGCACTGCTGCTGCTGAATCTGGCGATCGTTTCAACGAAATGGCATTCTCAATCGAGAAAACCAGCGTTGTTGCTAAGTCCCGTCAGTTGAAAGCTGAATACTCAATCGAACTTGCACAAGACTTGAAATCAGTTCATGGTCTTGACGCTGAAGGCGAATTGAGCAACATTCTGTCCACAGAAATTTTGGCTGAAATCAATCGCGAAGTTATTCGTACAATCTACACCTCTGCTAAAGTTGGTGCACAACAAGGTACTGCTACTGCTGGTACTTTTGACTTGGACGTTGACTCAAATGGTCGTTGGTCTGTTGAGAAATTCAAAGGTCTCTTGTTCCAAATCGAACGTGAAGCAAACGCCATTGGCCAAGCAACACGTCGTGGCAAGGGTAACTTCATTGTTTGCTCAAGCGACGTAGCTTCTGCATTGGCAATGGCTGGTGTTCTTGACTATGCTCCAGCATTGTCTACAAACCTGAATGTTGATGAAACATCTACAGTGTTTGCTGGCGTGTTGAATGGTCGTTACAAAGTGTATGTTGATCCATATACCGTTGCTAACGCTTCTGCTGGTACTGGTCAACAGTTCTTCATGGCTGGTTACAAAGGCACTTCCGCTTTTGACGCTGGTGTGTTCTACTGCCCATACGTTCCACTTCAGTTGGTTCGTGCAGTTGATCCAGCTACTTTCCAACCAAAGATTGGTTTCAAGACTCGCTACGGCATGGTCGCAAACCCATTCACTTCGTTGGATGCTGCTGGTGATGGCTTGGCTTCAGGCAACAACTACTACTACCGTAAAGTTAAGGTTAACAACTTGATGTAATCCATCGGGTTAGGAAACCTACGCAAGATAGGTACTTTAAAGGGGAGGCTTCGGTCTCCCTTTTTTTCTTTATAAATAACTGTATGACTACGATAACTACTACACCACCAAACATCAATCCATTGAACCCCAATGGGTATCGTTTCGCTATTCAGAAACTGCCAGCATTAACGTATTTTTCTCAGCAGGTTAATCTGCCAGGAATTACGCTGGGTGAACCTGAATTCACAAACCCATTTGCTTCTGTTCCTATCCCAGGAGACAGGCTAACGTATGATGCACTAACGCTAGAGTTTCTTGTCGATGAAGACATGAAGAACTACCTTGCTGTTTATAACTGGATCGTGGCACTAGGTTTTCCGCAAAGTTATCAGCAGTATATAAGTTTTACCAATCAAGATGATATTAGCACACTCAATGAGTTGGCCACCAATTTCTCTGATGGCACTTTGCAAATACTTGACAACAATAATCTTGTTTCAAAGACTGTGCAATTTATTGATATGTTTCCAACATCTTTGGAATCTCTAACATTCCAATCAACCAACACTGATGTAAACTATCTTGTTGGAAGAGCAACTTTCCGCTTTTCTTATTACGAGTTTATAACAACTTGACATTTACAATGATTTGAGGTATAATGGGTGTAAATACCCATGGAGTTATTATGAATATTGAACAGCTACAAGAAGAGTGGGACACCGATACCCATATAGACGACAACCATCTTGATCGTGAAGCGATTAGGACAAGTCAACTGCATGCAAAGTATCTGCGTCACCTTATTCAATCAAAGTTAAAGCTGGCCAAGATGCGTGCAGATTACAACACACTGCGTCAGGCTAAGTTTCGCTACTATCGTGGTGAGATGGGTCGTGATGAATTAACAGAGCGCAGTTGGAATCAGTGGCAAGGTGTCAAGCCACTTAAGAACGAGATGGATGAATTCCTTACAGGTGATTCAGATCTCAATTTATTAAATACTAAAATCGAATACATCGCAACGATGGTATACATGCTTGAATCAATTCTTACTCAGGTTAAGTCCAGAGATTGGCAGATTCGTTCCGCAGTTGATTTTAAGAAGTTTGTTGCTGGTGGCTAATGAAAATCACGATTGAAAAGTTAAACCATGTTCATCTAAGAGTTTACTCAGATCCTTCTGTTGAACAAGAACTCTCAGATTTCTTTACCTATGAGTATCCAGGTGCTAGGTTTACGCCACAGTATAGAGCAAGACTGTGGGACGGTAAAGTCCGTATGTACGATA